GTTTCATCTGGAGTTCCTGGGACAAGATCGAATATTGACCGGCAAGCTGGGCCTCCAGCTCTTGGATCATGTACCTGATCTCCTCGGCGGTGACGCGCTCACCCTGCCGTTGGACACTGGTGTTCAACATGAAGCTGTACCCCAGTCTCTCGGAGATATTGTTGATCGCCTCGTAGGCAATCCTCATGTCTGCTGCCTTAGATCCCAGCGTGACCACGGACACATCGTCCGCTCGTCCCTCTCGGATGGCTCCGTTGGGAGCCTCGGCTAATGTACGGGCTCTTGTGGGGGACGCTGGGTCCACCAAGAATAGGACCTTGGAGGCAGCGGCAGCCCCCTCGATCATCGCCTGAGACAGCGCCTCAAGGCTCTGGAGGTCCCCCAACAGTTCGACAGCGTATCCGTACCCATAGTCCATCCCGGTCACAGCGTTCATCCTGAGCGCCATATAGGGGAGCTTGTCAGCCTTGAAGGTGCCCATGGTGGACTCAACAGTCTCACCGGCAGCTTCCTGCCAGACCTCGTAGTTGTCTTTGTCTGACCGATGTACGCAGGTGTATATGTCTACACCGTCCTCTGAGCCACCCGTAGATTCCGAAGGCAGCATCGCCCGGACCTCCTCAGGCAGAGCTGAGGGAGAGATGGTCTCTTTGATGACGATGGTTTCGATGTCACCCTTGTAGTCCCGCTGGACCACATAGCGGTCCATCTTATAGACCCGCATGGTGCCCTCTTCGGGCATATACATCAGAGCATTCCCGCAGACCACCAGTTGCTTCAGGGCCTCGAAGACCGGCACCCGGAGGGCCAACGCTTCGATCTCCCCGTGTACGGCATTCTCGATTTCAGCAAGAGACGCCTCGACTTCCGTGCGGGCGTCCTCCATCCCCGTGAGTTGCTCGAGGGTGAAGGGGTCCACCTGAAGACGAAAGAAGGGCTGGCTAGGGGGTAGGAGACTTAGGAGGAGCTTGCTAGCCAGATTACTAATCCCACGGGCACCGACCGACTGATAGGGGGTAGCCAGTTTGGTGGAGTGGGAGTGACCTTCTTCCGTCAACAGGTGCGGGATAGTTACTTTCGCAACATCCCGGCCACGTCGCAGGTAACTATCACGTTTGCTTGAGAGCTTGGTGTAGAGGCCTGCGGCGGTGCTTCTTTCCATGTTACTGGGGTAGGTTCAGGGGGATACGAAGACGGCTCAGAGAACCCTGGGAACCGCCAGAGGCCGTGCGTGACCGCCCGATAGGGGTGGGGCGGATCTTCCTGGTCATCCTGGTGGGAGCCGGGGGAGCGGGCGGAGGAGGTGCGGGCATCTCCGGCATCTTGGGTTTACTGAATAGGCACATGGTTATGGCTTGCTTCGTTCCACTTGTTCGTTGAAGAGTTCAGCCAGGAAGTCCACAACAGACCGCTGGCCCGCCCGATACCAGATCTCGCGGTCTTTCCAATCGAGACCTGGGAACCGGGGAGGGAACCTTTCCTCTAATTCGGCCATTAAAGCCTTCGTAATACGAGGGAATGCGTGTTCCGTAAGGCGGATCTTATCTGCCATTACTGTGCCTTAGGTATGCTGCCAATAGGATCGAATAGTTGATAAGGTCCAGCAGGGTATCCTCCACCGTCTCATCGCCAACCTCCAGTCTCCCGAGGTCGGCATAGGTAGACAGCCGGGACATCTTGTCGGTCATGCGAACCAGGAACCCCTGTTCCGTGGTCATAATCCCCATGGCCTCCACGCGACTGAAGTTGGCAAAGGGATCATTCCCGCCACCGGCAGCCGACGTGTAGTCGTTGTTCTTTTTCTTACAGATAGCCAGGGCCTTCTCGGCCATGGACTGATGGAACTCAAACAGCTCGTTCTGATTCATACCTTCTTCCTCTCAGGGGTCCACAGTTTCAGTTTCTTGGTCTTGAGATTGTACTCAGTGGTTCTCAGAATGCGGGCAAGTTGAGCCTGACGGACAGCTTCGTCTTCCCCGAGACCCTTCTTCTCATACGCCTGGACAACCTCGTCCCAGCAGCCCACCTCCAGGATCTTCTCCGCCGTCTTGGGTCCGCACCCAGGCAGGCCGGGGTATCCATCGGTTGAGTCCCCGGTCAACGTCTGGGTAAGAAACCAGCGATCTGCCTCCCGTTTGGTGATCTTCCTGACCTCTCCTTCAGAGGGCCGGTAGACGTACCCCGGTATCTGTAGGAGGTCCTTGTCCTCGCTGACGATGATCTTCGTACCCTTGATGGACCGGGAGGTACTGAGGATGCCCATGACATCGTCAGCCTCCAGCCGGTCAATCACCCGGCACCTGTAGGCGTCCAGGCAATACCGACGCAGCTCGGGGAAGATCGTTGGCTTCCTCTGGCCCTTGCGGTTGCTCTTGTAGTATTCCGCCACATCGTTCCTGAAGTTGTCCGGTGCCGTGAAACACAGGATCACCTTGTCAGCGTTCAAGTGGTCCTTGTACCAGCGGACATCACAGTCCACCCGCTGTTTGGCCTCACGGGCATCTGCCGTTACAGACCAGATGTCTTCCGCCTGATCCCAACAGATGATCTGCTCACATGAGGCTGCCGTCTGGTGGATCAGGATGTCCGCGTCTATCAGTAGGGTCGTCGTCATCTTCTTCCTCGTCGAATTTTGTCAGGATATGGTCACTCCCGATAACCATCAGCTTTGTCACCTCTGTCGGTGGACCGCTGACACCCATCAGGTACTTCTTCTTCTGTTCGTTGGTCTTCTGCCGGATGAACACCACGCTGGCTCCGCTCCTCCGTTGAAGTTCCTCAATCAGTTCCCCTATGAAGAAGTCTTTAATTGAGTGAACCATGTCTTGTACGGGATTCTCTTTAGGGCTTTGAGTTCTCGCAGAAACGCCTGCCGCATCTCTGTCTTTGGGGGATACCGAAGGACCTTCCTCAAGAGTGATGCCTGCCTGTGCTTTTCCCGGAGATGCGGGAGTATGTCCTCTAACAGCCGGTCTGCATTAGGTCCCATGACATACCAGCGAAACATAGGTTTACGGGCTAAGTCGGGCTGGTAAGCCGTTGTAAATGTCCCGCCGTAACTCTCGTGGAGATCCCGCAAGGTCTCCGGGTAAGTTGTGGCAGCTTCGACAATCGGGGTGGCCAAGAACCGAAAGCATCCCTCACCATCAAGGAACCCAGCGATGTACTCTGGACTCAGTGTGTCTCCCACCAGTTCCTTCCTATTCGGGACTCAGCGGCTAGAGGTATATGGAAGTCGAAGACATCCCCAGAGGCTTCAATAGCGAACCGGGCGTTGTCTGACACGATGTCCGAGACAACCTCCAGGCATTCAATCTGGAACTCATCATGTACGTGAGCGACCAGAGCCCAGTCCGTAGGTTTGTATAGCTGTATACGGGCCAACCTGTCAGACAGAATACAGGTGGCTGTTTTCATAAGGAGAGCCCCGGCACTCTGGAGCAGCAGGTTGAGAGCTGAGTGTTGGCTGCGACAGTGTAGCTTGCGTCCATCCAGGCCCTTCAGGACACCATCGGTCTTCGCCTTATGCTTGACGGCATCCGTCAGTTTCTTGAGAGCCGGGGTGTTGTCCATGAACCGCTTGCGGAGAGCCCTGCCCTCCTTCATACCGCCGTCCACGATCTCCCCCAGCTTGGCGTCTCCAGCGCCGTACACGAGGGCATAAATCAGAGTCTTCGCCTGGGACCTGTCAGTCAGCCCTGCGGCCTCCATGTTCTGCGTATGGATGTCACCCTCCAAGATCTGGCGGGCATACGCCCCGTTGTCCCAGGGGTACATATAGTGAGCGAGACACCGCAGTTCTAACCCCGAAGCATCACAGCCCACCAACGCATAGTCCTCAGGGACGATGAAGAGATTGCGGAACTCTTCGTCGGCAGGGACCTGGGCCATGTTCGGGGAGTGATGGGCACATCTCCCGGACACCGTACCGTTAGCGATCACCCGACCGTGGACTCTGTCGTCTCTGTCGGCCAACCCCAGTAGGCTGTTCTTACCCTCGGCCAACTGGCCGATCTTCTTCTGGGTCAGGAGGTAGTCCATCAGCACCCAGGCTTCCGGGATACATCCCCCCAGTTCCCTCAGGATCGTCTCGGAGACCTTCGGGCGTCCATCCGGGGTGAACTCCTCGGGGACCCAGCCGTGCTCTTGGAGACGCTCTGCGATCTGCTTACGGGACCCTGGGTTGAACACCTCGGTCTTGTCTTTCAGGCGACGGCCCGTCTTCTCCGAGTACCGCTCGATGGTCTTGGGTGGGAAGGCTACCGCCAGGGCCTCCTCGTGTCCCCGCTGTCTCTTAGTCAACCGGGCGTATAGCTTCTCAGCTTCCCGCCGATCAAACAGGAACCCGTGTCTACTCATGTCCTCCATGAGGACCGTGAACTTGTGCTCCAAGGCAACCGAGGCTTCTGTCGGGTCCTTGTACTGGATCTCATTCCACAGTCTCCAGGTCACCTCGACATCCCTGGCACAGTAGTCTGAAAGTTCTTGAGACCACCGCTCGAAGATCGACTTGTCCTCAGTCACGTCAGTCCACTTCTCGAACCCCAGCCGGAGTCCCCAAGCCTCCAAGGAGTGAGACCCGGCGGTGACCTCGATGTTCTTTCCCCAGTGCTTCTGGTGGTCCAACTCCCGGAGATGCGGCCAGATCAGCCGGGAGTAGATCAGGGTGTCCTTGATCTCAGCTCGCGTGGTCCACTCGGGGTACAGCTTGCGGATCGCTATTAGGTCAAACCCGATGATGTTGTGGCCGATGATTACGTCAGCCTCTTGGAGAGACTTCAGGCCCAGGTAGAAGTTGCCCTCGTTCTCATGGTTGTACCGATGGATCTCTCCGGTGTCGCAGTCCAGGGTGACGAGACAATGGATCATCTCGGGTTCCAGGCTGTCCGTCTCGATGTCGAATATTAGTGATGTCACCTTTCTCTCCTCCTCAGGTTTCGGTGTACAGAAGTCACAGTGGTGCCAGCGTTTGGTCACAGGTTACCCTTCACCTTCTTCCAGTAATCCTTTGTGTGTTCGCGGTTCTTCCAGTTGGGACCGCCGTGGAACAGCCGCGACAAGGTCTCATAGTCTTCTGCATAAAGAGCGTTCGGTTCCCACCGCAGGAAGTAGACGAACATGACCAGCTCGGCATTCCGCATCCCCCGGCAGTCCTCGAAGACCAGCCCCATGTCCGGGTAGAACCCAGCGGCATCCTCGAAGAACGCCAGGGTGATCTGGTAGGGACCGATCTCTCCATGGGCTCCGTTGGCCGCCCAGGGGTTCTGTTCACCTCCGGTCTCGACCTGCTGGATCGCTTGGTACAGGGGACGCAGGCCATCGTTAGAAAGGAGGATCGACATTCGCTCGGACAGACTCAAAGGCTTCTTCAACGACATGAAGGAGTCCAGAGTCTTCGTCGTATCGAAGGGTGTCTGCTGTTCCGATTTGTCCTGAGTAGCGGTTCTTAGCAACCCGGAGCCTTCGGTCGTTAGGCGAACCCTCCCTGTCGGGAGCCTCAAGGAAGACGATTGCGTCTGCATAATGAGCGATGGCAGCGCTACCGCGAAGATCAGCCAAAGATATAGAGCCAGACTCTTCATGTGCTTGTCCTTGAGATTTACGTAGGTGAGAAACGAGAATGAGCCCCACTCCGCAGGACTCAACTAATGCCCGAAGGTTCGACATGATGCTGTCGATGAGCTGCCGCTCGTTGTCAGATCCGCCAGCGGCGATCAACATGTGGAGGTGATCGAGGATCACATAGTCCACCCCCTCG